GGTCGCCCAGCCGCGGCGGTTTAGCTGTTCGGCAGTCTCCAGAAGTGACTGGTGCTCGGCGTACAGCTCAAAAATCTGGCGGACTTGCTCGGCCTCCGTCGGTTCGACCACAAGCTTCTTGTCCACGACGGTGTAGCCCAGGATCGGTATGCCCCCGGACCAGCGGCCCTTGCGGCGTGTGGCGGCGATCTTGTCCCGGGTGCGCTCGCTGATCATCTCGCGCTCGAATTGCGCGAACGAGAGCAGCACATTGAGCACCAGGCGGCCCATGGAAGTTGCCGTATTGAACTGCTGGGTCACGGACACGAAGGCCACCTTGTGGCGATCGAACGTTTCGATGAGGCGGGCAAAGTCCATGAGACTGCGGCTCAGGCGGTCGACCTTGTAGACGATTACCGTGTCCACGCGACCCGCGTCGATGTCGGCCAACAGCCGCTGGAGCGCCGGACGGTCCATGTTGCCGCCGGTAAAGCCGCCGTCGTCGTAATGGTCCGGAAGGCATTGCCAGCCCAGGCTTTCCTGGCTCTTGATGAAGGCCTCGGCCGACTCTCGTTGGGCGTCGAGTGAGTTGAATTCCTGCTCCAGCCCCTCCTCGGTGCTCTTCCGCGTGTAGACGGCACAGCGGACAGACGGGGCAGGTTGATGTTTCGTGCGAATCATGCCTTCCCCCCTTTCCGCAGGCCGAAGAACAAGTGGCCATTCCAGTGGGCGCCGGTCACGGCCTTGGCGATGGCCGACAGCGACCTGTACCGCTCTCCCTCAAACGCGTAACCGTTCTCCAGGACGGTGACCACGATGGTGCGCCCCTTGTACTCCCGCGTGAGCGTGCCGGACGCCATGGGGACGCCCGCCGGTCGGACATTGGCCGTCACGATCTTCGTGTGGCCGCTACCCGACAGCTTGGCCACACGGGGTGCCGTCACCCGCAGGTCCGCGTCGTTGGCCAGCTCTCTGGCTCGCTGCAGTGCCCGCTCCGACAGACCGCCCTCAGCATTGGCCTGCATCCGCCAGGCGATCCGCCGGATCAAGTACTGCTTGTGTCGCGAGCGCGTCGATTCCCCGCACACTTCGGCGTACTTTTCCACCAATTCCCCCGTTGTCATCCGCTCCATCGCGGCGACTTCCTTCTGCACGTTCAGCGTCATGGGCGCTCCTTGTCTCTGGAGTCTCGAAGCCGTTAACCACGCTGGACACTGAGCACGGTTTCACGGGGAAGATCAAGGTCCGGCAGCGGGGATTCTGTGGGGAGCTGCGGCTGGTGTAGCCGCAGCACGCCGCGGGCGAGGATAGTGGCGATTTCGGAGAGGCGGGCGTCGGGGGACATAAGTGACGGATGGTCGGAGGCGGGCATGGTCGTTCTCCGATTGACTATCTTGAGAGCCAGCGGCGGGTTCAAGTGAGTCGACCGCATCTACTCTGGTTAACAACCCGGTTGCCAAGAGAACTGACGAATGCACGCACGGATTCAACATTGGTGGTCGACGATAGTTTCACAGGAAATCGCCGCTCGCATGGGCGACGCAAGTGGCTTCTACAGCGTGCGTTATGCCGTTTCCTGGAAAATTGCCAGGGCAGTATTGCAGCCCTCAAAGTCGCTGCTATCATAATCGCGAAAGTGAACGTCAGTATACTTCAGCGTTTCATTCCGGTGCCGGGATAGACGGGCTCCGGGGATAGTTGCGGCTCACCCCGATCCAACGCCGCACAACCAGCGATCCAACGCGCCATCCGCGTGTCCCGCTGCGCGCGTAGCGATCGATTGGAGGTGGCCATCAATGGCTTCACGACAGTTCTCGCTTCATTCTGTCCTGCGCTTGGTCCCCAACGTGTTGCTGAAGGAGCTGTTCGACGCACTGGGCCATGCGTGTTGCGATCCGGGCTGGGCGGAGCGAAAGGAAAAGGACATCGGTCCGTTCCTTGAATTCCTGGATTCGCTGCCCCGCAACAAGTTGAACGAAATCGAAAGCGCGCTACGGAGCGTGGCCGAACTTGCCTGCGAGTCCGGCATGACCGCCTTGGTGGAGGCGTGCTCGATCTGCGGCGAGCCGAGTTTGGCGGAGCAGCTGCCCGACTACCTGAGCGTGTGGGGCCGCGCTATGTTCATGTGGCTCCGCCACCGGGGTGTCTTTGACAAGGCCCAGGTTATCCACCAGGTTGACCACGTGGCGTGGTGGCGAAAAAGAAACGACCTGCCACGGAACGCTCCCGACACTTCGCCGGCGGCCATCGACCAGCTGGAACGTGACATCTCCGCGCTGCTCAAGGCTCAAGGGCGCGGCAAGGACTGCACCGTCGAGGTGCTCAGCCGTGGTGACGTCGACTACTTCTGTGCGTTCCCGGACGACTTTGTGCAGAATGTCCTGGTCCACGACGAGGACCACAAGTTGGCTCCAGCGACCTTCCGACGCACGCTTCACATCGTCTTCGCCTACAACCGAGAGGACGGATCGCTGGACACGTACGCCAAGCTGACCAAGCCGATCAAGGAAGGGTTGGAGGTCATCTTTGCCGACACGATCCTGCACTGGGAATTGGATGCCTACGATCCGGACGCGGCTTACGAGCTGGACCAACTCAAGGATGCGTGGTTCGACATGACGACGGATCCGGCGGATCAGCTCCGAGTCCGCATTCGCAAGCTGCGGTTATCGAGCAAGCACAACGGTCGGCGCGTGCTGATCGAAATTGACGACGACGACCCGGACGACGACATTCACACGGCGATTGAGGAATGCGTTCATCTCGAAGCGGTGCCGCTGTCCGAGTGGCACGTGACGCTGGTCACATTCTGTTTTGAGTTCCTGCCGATGCCGGGCCGCAAACCGGGCCGACAGACTTTCGCTGTGTGCTACCCCCGATCGTGCAGCCTGCGGAACGCCCGCCCCGAGCGCGTCGAAATCATCCAGAAGTACCTGAAGCGTTGGAAGATCGACCTTGCCAAATCCCCTACGCCCGATCTTGTCCCGGTGGGCGGTTGACCCGCCGGCAGTTTATGCCCCGGAAGCACGCGGTGATCTTCGGAGTGTCTTCGTGACGCTCCGAGACCAAACGGTTCTGCGCCCAATGACGCCCGCCAGCGCTGCCGACTGCAACGAGTGCGGTCGGCGCTGTCGGGTGGAGTACGTCGCGGACACGATCGGCAAACAGCGCAGCTACATCAACTGCGGCGACTGCGGCCTGGCGGAGATTGATCCCGACCTGCTGCAGCGGTGGGAGATCGACACGAGAGCGATGCTCGCGGCGATTTTCCGCAGCGGTGGCCTGGCCATTGAAGAGCGCATCGTTGGGCAGCTCTGGCAGGTTGGCAAGGCGACCTGGGCCGGTCGATCGCGGGAAGTGTGGTTCGCCCGGACTTTCCGGCGCGGCCGCGTTGACTCAGCGGTCAAGTTGCTGCGAAGCCGCCCCAAGGCCATCGTGTTTGCGCCGACGGAAGCTGGTGCCCAACACTGGCACGAGGCGACAGGGAACCTGGTGGTGGCTCTCGATCTGGCTGTCGCTCTAGAGGCGGGGACGATCCGCCTGGACACCGAGTACGTCGAGGGTCGGATTGTGGACGCCGGTATGGGACCGGATGGCGTGCCGAAGCGACCGCCAAAGAAACGCAGTCCTCGGACGGCAAAGATCGAGTCACTGAAGGTCGAATTGGTCAGACACCTTCGAGCCGCCCGTGACCATGCGTTCTTCACGAAGGACGAAACCGGCACGCCCGAGCTGTTGCCACGGCCGACGCAGAAAGACCTGGGATTCCGCGTGGGTCTCAGCGCGTCCGACGTGAGCCGGTGCCTCAGTGATGAAGACGCTGGCGAACTGCGGCTCTATTGGAACGTGGCCGCTGACTTGGACGAGATCATGCGCTGGCACGGCGGTGTGAAGCAGCGCGGCAATCGCACAAGGACGCGACCGCTATGCCACGACAGGAAGGCTTCCGCCACCACGGACTGATCGTCTACGCCATCCAGTACGAGCTCGACACGAAACTGCGGTCGTGGTTGATCGTGTGGTTGGACAACGACGGAAATTCGCTGCACCCGTGGGTCCGTCCGGCGAAAGCCGGAAGGCGGATCGTGGCGACCAAGCCGGGCGACGTGATCGTGCATCGCGGCGAGCCGAAGACCGTCGCGGGAGTCAAGGTGTACCGGGCGCTGGGGGTTGAGCCAGGAAGGGAGGTGGTGGGGTAGAAGGCCTTCGAGTGCTTCAGTTGCTCAACGTTTCCACCACTCGCCTGCAGCCTTTACATCTTCCGGCGTGGCGGCACGCCACAAGCGAATTGCCCCACCGCGATCTCGGCAGACAATCAGATTCCTCTCTGGCCAAAAGGCTAGGCCTTCGTCTATTGACCTGTTCTGCATGAGGCGGAATTTCTGCTGACGTGTAGGCAGATCCCAGAGTACTGCAACGCCCTCTCCCCCAGCCGAAACGAGCGTCCTCGCATCACCCATGAAAATGAGCGAGCAGACCTGTTTAGTGTGTTGCCCCAGAACATAGGTCGTGTCTTCAGTGCCGGTTCTGTCCCGCAACTTAATCGTTCCGTCAAGTCCCCCTGACGCCATGATCTTGCCGTCCGGAGAGAACGCCACACACCACACCTCGTCGCTGTGGTCATGGTAGGTGCCGATAAGATTGCCCATTTCTGCGTTCCAGAGCTTCACAGTGTGGTCGGCGCCGCCAGAGGCCAATACTTTTCCGCCCCGCCCAAACCCGAGACACGTCACTGCGCCTTCGTGACCCGCTAGTCGGCGCTGCAGACGTGGGGGATCGAGTCCACAGAGTGTCACCGAGCCATCGTTGGCGCCGACGGCAATGACACTCCCGTCGTCAGACGATGTCAACTTCGTCACGGTCGCGCTACCACGCAGCTGAATTGGCTTCAACCAAGCGCTCTCCTGCAGATCCCAAAGGTTGATCCTATCAGGAAGTGCTACAGCGAGCACGGCACCGCGGCACCTTGTGATGTCTCGAATCAGCCTTGTCCCAGTGTCGACACAAGCCGCCTCTTTTCCAGCCTGCAACGACAATAACGTCACCGATCCGCTAATGGCTCCGTCGCCAATGTCTCGTGCGAATACAGCCAAAACCTCTTGCTCCGGAAAGACTACTAGCTTGCCACCGCCGCTCTGCGAGGCAAATGTCTCCAGTTCCTGTTGGTCAAACTTCCACAGCTTCACCGACCGATCATAGTCGGCAGCTGCCAAGACACTGCCGTCGAACGAAATCGCAACTGACTCAACGCCAAAGGAATGCCCCTTCAGCGTTGTATATAAAGTCTGTGACGTCACGTCCCACAAATTGACGGTGTTGTCACGACTTCCGGACGCGAGTATTTTCCCATCCGGTAGAAACGCCAACGATTGCACTTCATCCCGGTGGCCCCTAAAGGTTGCCACGTCTTTTCCGCTTATCGAATTCCATAACTTGACAATTCCATCATCGCCTGCGGATGCAAGGAGCTCACCGTTTGGCTGAAATGCAACGGACCTGACTACGTCTGTGTGTCCCTGAAGCTTGAACATCTCTTGCTTCGAGTCCAAATTCCACACCCTGACGGTCCGATCTCCGCTTCCGGAAGCGAGGAGCTTCCCATCTGAGGAGTACGCGACGGACGTGACGCGATGTGAATGCCCGCGGAACTGTTCCTCTATTTCGCCCGTGTCAACACGTCGAATCTCGATGGTGTTGTCTCGGCCGCACGACGCCAAAGACTTTCCGTCCGACGAGAACACCGCCGATTGATATTCGTCGTAATTGCCCGTGCTAATGTCTTCCAGCTTTGTTCCTCCGGACACTCGCCAGATAATGATTGTCCCATCTTGACTCGCCGTCGCGAGGAGCGCTCCGTTGGGAGAAAAGGAAATCGAGACAACCGTGTCTTTGTGACCATGGAGTGGTATGGCTTCCTTGTTGCTGTCGAAGTGCCAGATTGTGAGAAGGCCGTTCTGCCCTCCGGTCGCTAACACTCTCTCAGTCGGCGAGAACGCAACCTCGTACACCTTATCCGGCTGGGGCACATTCGTCGCACGCTTGGTTCTCTGACAGAGCCTCCAGAGGTAGTACCACTCAAATCCTCGTAGATCTTGCTGGTCGTGCTCCGGTTCGTGCCTCTTGAGCAGCATTACAGTACGATCCACCTCGTTCTCTTCCCAAGCATGTGAGGCGGCGATCATATCACTCGCATATTGTTGACAACGGCGGCGTTCCGCTTCTTCTTGAGCAAGCACTCTCGCCTCATTTGCCTCGCTCGCGTTGTTGCTGGCGACTACGGCGAAGTGCGACGACAACAACGAACCTGCAACCAGCAGGATTGCGACCACTGTAACAAGAGTCGCCACTTGGGGATTCCGCCGAGACCATCGCCAGACTCGCTCCGTTGGTCTCACAGGCCGCGCGTGTATCGGGATATTCTTAAGGAACCTTCGCAGGTCCGCCGCAACATCTGACGAAGTGGCATAACGTCGATTTAGGTCCTTCTCCAGACACTTCAGACAGATGGTCTCCAGATCCCGCGGCACACTGCCGTTCAGCCGCCTGGGACTAGGCGGCTCGTCGTTGACCACCTGATGCATGAGCATGCGGACATTCCCACGGAACGGTCGCTCCCCCGTGAGCATCTCGAACAGGATCACGCCCAGCGAGTACACGTCGCTCCGCCGATCCGCCGTGTGCGCTGCCCCCTTCGCCTGTTCGGGAGACATGTACGCCGGTGTCCCCAGCACGCGCCCCTCGACGGTCATGGTTACCTCGCCGGCCTCACGCCGAGCCAACCCGAAATCCATGATGTGCGGCTCGCCAGCGGCATCCAACATGATGTTGCCCGGCTTCAGGTCCCGGTGAATGACGCCGTGCTCGTGGGCGTGGTGCAGGGCATCGGCGATCTTGGCGCACAGCTCGGCGGCTTCCCGCACTGAGAACCGTTGGGCCGTAAGCCGATCCGCGAGCGTCGTGCCCTCGACGAAATCACTGACGATGAACACCGTGTCATCCGCACGACCGACTTCGTGGACGCTCACAATGCCCGGATGGCGCAGCTGAGCAGCCGCTCGCGCCTCCCGTAGAAACTGCTCCGTCTCTTCGGGGTCCAGCTGTCCCTTGCGGGGTATCTTGATGGCCACCGTGCGGTCCAGGTCCGTGTCTCGAGCTTTCCACACGAAGCCGAACGTGCCCACGCCGATCTTGTCCACGAGCTCGAAGTGGCCGATCGTCTTGGTGCCAGTCTCATACGCGACGGTTTCGGCGGTGCCCAGGAGACTGAAGCTGCTGCCGCACGCCGGACACGCGATGTCGGAGAGCTGACCGTCGCCATCCAGATCAATCGGAGCGTGGCATTGGGGACAGCGAACTTGCATGGCCAGTACCCTGGATAACCTCGATTGGGGTGCGGACTCTGGCTGAACGCCCATCAGTTTGGCTGGCCCGCAATGCCGTGACAAGCTCCACCGGACGCCCCCCGGAACGGTTGGGTATTGTCCGCGACGCGTCGGTTTCCAGGGTGTCGAGTTGCAGTTGCGCCGTTTTCGTGCAACTGCAACTCGCATTTCTTGGAATCCTAGCCGCTGGCAGCATAGCGACTTGCGTCTTGCCGCCAATTTCTTTCGCCGATTTCGTGCAACTCCGGCGGTGGGTGTTGCCGTGCGTCGGGCACGGCGGGAATCAAACACCCCGCTGGAGATTGCGGAATGAAAACGCTTCCCGTTTCAAGGAGCAAGGGCGGCACATCAACACCAGCCTGTCAGGAACTCGATGCTTTCACTTGCGGATACGTGCGCAAGGCGGCGAGGCAACTCGCCGGCCAATACGGCTTCCGGCGCGGCGACCGGGATGAAATCGAACAGCGGCTCTATCTCAAACTTGTCCGTCGCCTGCACCAAGCCGATCCGCAGGACCCGAAGTGGAAGGCCTTCGTGGCCAAGACTGTCAGCCGCCACATCGCCAGCATGATCCGCGATGCCAGGGCCGAAAAACGGGACCACCGCCGCACGACGTCCATTCACGTCGTAATCGGATCCGACGACAGCGGGCCGATCGAACTCGCGGACACGATCGGCGAAGACGAAACCCCGTCCCGGCGCCTGCGGGATTTGCGCGGCGCGCAGGATCTCACAGAAATGCGGATCGACCTGGACGCTTGCATCGACACGCTGCCCGATGGGCGGCAACGCGAGTTCTGTGAGCGCCTCAAGCGGGACTCCATCTCCCAAGTCGCGCGAGACATGGGAATCGCGCGCACCACGCTCAACACCTGGCTCGGCAAACTGCGCCGCCGTTTCGAGGAATGCGGTCTGCGCGACTACGTCGAGCGTCCTTCGTCAGTTCGCTGACCAACCGGGTTCTTAACCCAGTAGCGGCCACCAAACCTGCGAGGAGAACGAGATGCCAACGGAACTGTATCGGTACGACTTTGACGCGACCGTTTTGACCGAGGACATCGAAGCCGCGTTGTTCCTCGCGGTTTGGGGTTGCGAAGCGCTGCACGGCGAAGCGCAGACCCGTCTCGACGCGGCCCTCTACTTCGCTCCCAACCGTCGTGCCTACGTAATCGACGCGGGCACGGCGGTGGGGCGGGACCTCAATCGTGTCTTTGTCGGCTTCATCACGCGCTGCGTTGGCGCGGATGTGTTCACGGTCGAACGCATCGCACAGGCAGCCTTCGCTTGAGACGACCCAACCAGACAAGACGCACTGGCGACGGCAACTTAGCTCAGAACCAACGGAGGGAACCTGACATGCAGCGGAAGAAACGAACGTGCCTGAAGTGCGGCAAGCTCTTCGATTCGGCCGGACCAGGCAACCGCATCTGCAAACGGTGCCAGAAGATCAATGACCGTGTGCCCATCACCGAGGCGCAATTGCAGCAACAACGCGGCGCCAAGCGGCACAACGGCGAGCTGATTGAGCCCGTCCTGGACGCCTGATCGTGTGAACCACGCAACCACTTAACACCGGACGCACCCCGATGACAGAAGCCACACTCGCCGCGCTGGTCAAGCTCATTCTGACCTTCTCAGCGCTCAACACGTTCCGCGGTTGCCCGCGCAAATTCAAACACCGCTTCCTTGATTTCCTGCAGCCGCGTGACAAGGCCGAGGCGTTGGCGTTCGGCTCCATCATCCACGGCGCCCTCGAACTGTGGTACCGGCTCGTCGACGATCTCCATCGCCTGTGGACCGTGCTGGACTTCCTCGATCGGCAGTTTCCGCTGCGGGCCGGCGATCCGGTTCAGAAAGCCGGCTGGCAGTTGGCGCGGGCCATGATCACAGGATATGCCGCCCGCTACCCCAGGGAGGACTTTGAGATTGTCGCGGTGGAGCTGCCGTTCACGGGAGAGATCCGTAACCCGGATACCGGCCGGCTGAGCAAGACATTCAGCATGGCGGGCAAGGTCGACGGGATCGTGAAACGCAGCGACGGGTTGTACCTGCTGGAGCACAAGACGGCCTCGACGATCGATTCCGCGTACCTCGATCGACTCTGGACCGACACGCAGATCGCACTCTATGCCCACCAACTGCGTCAACTCGGCTACCCCATCGTCGGCGTGATCTACAACGTGCTGCTCAAGTCCCGATTGCAACAGAAAGCGGGGGAGACCGAGGCCGAGTTCGAACTCCGTCGCCTGGAATTGGCCGCCAAGAACAAGAGCGGCCGGTCCACAGCCCAACGACAGCTGCCGGAATCGGATGAGGAGTTTCAGGCACGCCTGAACGCATGGTACGAGCGGCCGGAAGCCTTCCACCGCGAGCACATTTACCTGTCCGACGAGCGGCTGGCCATGCTGCAGGAAGAAGTCTGGGAAGTCACGCAGCAGTATCTGGACGCCCGCCGCCGTGGCAAATGGCTCATGAATACGTCGCACTGCTTCTCCTACCAGCGGCCCTGCGAGTACCTGCCGTATTGCCAATCGGGATTCAATCCCAACGTCCGCGACAACCTGTACGACATCGTGCCGCCGCACGAGGAACTGACACCGGCCGATAACCGTGACCCCGTCTTCTAAAGGAGCACCCTCATGGCTGTCACGCTACCGACGCAACGTACGAAACCGACGACCGATCTGGGTAAGCAGACCGTCTTGCTGTACTCAGCGCCCAAGCTGGGGAAGTCAACCTTCGCTTCCCGCTGGCCGGACGCGGTTTTCTTCGAATGCGAACCCGGCTTGAGCCATCTGGAAGTCTACAAGGTGCCCACGTACACGTGGGACGATTTCCTTGCCGCCTGCAAACTGGTCGCCCAAGGCAACCATCCGTTCCAGACGATCGTCGTGGATACGGTGGATAACGCATTCCGGTCCTGCACGGAAGCTGTCTGTGGCAAGCACGGCATCGAATATGAGGGCGACATGGCGCACGGCAAGGGTTGGGCCTTGGTGAAAAATGAGTGGCATCGAGTGCTCACACGTTTGGCCAGCCTGCCCTACGGTCTGATCCTCGTCTCCCATGCCGTGGACAAGACCATCGAGACGCGGACGGGCGAGTACACCAAGACCCAGCCCAGCCTGCCGGACCGCGCACGCGGCGTCGTCCTGGGCCTGGTGGACATGATCCTGTACGGCGACGCGGTCCCCCGCAAAGACGCCGCTGGCAATGTGACCATCGATCGCGTGCTGCGCACCAAGCCACACCCGACCTACGAAGCGGGTGATCGCACCGGGCGCCTGCCTGACGTTCTACCCCTCGACTACGACGCCTTCGTCAAGGCGTTCAGTTCCGCCGCCTCCGGCTCAGTTCCCGGCACCGGCGCTGCGGCGGAGCGTTCCAAGCCGGGAAGCACCCTGAACGGAAAGGTGAAGCCGTGAGTGAGTACGACGATACGTTTGCTGCTAATTCCAGCTCGGTCGACCTGCGCGGATTCGACGACGACTTCCAGTCGGCCGAGGCACCGTCGCACGACGAGGTTCCGGACGGCAAGTACCAAGCACGAATTGATGCGGTGCGGCTCGATCGCAGCCGGAAGGGCGACCCGATGATCAAGTGGGATTTGATCGTCATCGCCGGGCCGCAGACGAACCGCCACATCTTCAAGAACTCGGTGATCACGCCGGCTGCGCTGCCGTTCGTGAAGGGAGACCTCAAGACGCTGGGGCTCGAGTTGGCCAAATTCAGCGACTTGGGCCATCGCCTGGACGAACTGCTGGACGTGACGCTCGAAGTCACCAAGCGGACACGCGGGGAGTACACGAACGTGTACTTCAACAGGCGCTTCCAAGTTCCCCACAGCGACGTGCCACCCCCGACGCCGGAAGGCACGCCGTTCTAGAGATCAGCAACCCGGCGACCATGCACGCCTGGAACCACGGGTGCGGCCGGGGCGGGATGGCGTGCTGGCGGGCACAACCAGCGTGGAGATTTGCCGGGTCTCCACCGTGCCTGCCAGCCGGACTCCCTGAGCCCGCCCCGGCTTTTTGTTCGCCCACACGGATGGTACCGGCATGACGTTTCGCATTGTGGTTGATACACGGGAGCAGGAGGCATTCTCCTTCACTTGCCCCGTGCTGCACTGCAAGCTCGATGCGGGCGACTACTCCGTCGCAGGATTCGAGTCGCGCGTGGCCGTGGAACGTAAGAGCCTGGCCGATTTCACGCATACGGTGATTCACGACTTCGCACGGTTCTGTGTCGAGCTCGACAAGCTGGCCCACATGGAGGCCGCCTGCATCGTCGTGGAGGCCGACCTGGACGCCGTATTGCGCGGCCGACACGCCGAAACCCTGAGGGGTGTCACACCACGGTCGTTACTCGGGGCGAGCGTGCATGTCGCGCAACGCTTCCACGTGCCCGTTTTTTGGTGCGGCTCCCGACAGGCCGCCTGTGCATTTACAGACGCATTTCTGCGCGCGTTTGTCCGGCAAACGGCGCAGCACTCAGGTACACCCGATGTCCCAGACGATCTGCGGAACAATTGAACGAGCCTATTTTTCGAGTCCCACGTTCTCGGCGGGCGTGATGGCCACGGACGCCGGCCAGCGCGTGCGGTTTCGGGGACCGTTCTGTGCGAATGAGGGGGATTTCGTGACGTTGGTTGGCCGGTGGAAAGACGACTCCAAGTATGGCCGCCAGTTCGCCGTCGAGAGTCTCACTTACGCGCTACCGGAGACAACCGAAGGCCTGGTCCAATACCTGGCCAAGCATCCGGCGTTCGTCGGCATCGGCGAGGCCACCGCCCGCAAGATCGTCCGGCATGCGGCCAGCGCTGCGCACCTCGATAAGCTAATCCGCCAAGACATTGAAGAATTACACCGGCAACTTCGGATCCCACGCGCCACCCTGGAATCACTGCGGGAAGCCTGGATCGCTCACAGTGCCGACAACGAGGTGCGGTCGTACTTGGCCAGCTTTGGCTTGACGCACCATCAAATGGAGACACTGGTGGCGACGTTCGGCAACGCCGTTGTCGGTGTGCTCCGTGCGGATCCGTATCAGCTGATTCAGCACGTCAGAGGTTACGGGTTCAAGAAGGTCGACAAGATCGCCCGAACGATGGGAACTCCCAAGGACCATTTCGGGCGCATCGAAGCCGGCCTCGTGTACCTGGTCGGTGAGGAAGTGTCCTCCGGAAACACCTGGATCGGCGGGGCCGACTTACTCGACAAAGCCAACGAATTACTGCTCCTGGACACGCTCGACAGCCGCGACGTGATTCAGGCGGCCGGAAGCCGACTGCTCACTCAAGGGCAACTGGTCGCCGACGGACACGCGGTGACGACACCGCATTTCCTGCAGACCGAACAGTACATCCAATCGGTTTTCGATGATCACGGATGGGATGAGCGGCCGCTCGCCGGTATCCGACTGCAGATCGCCGGACTAAAGACCCTGCAGGCGGAGGCGTACAAGGCCGCGCTGCATCACACCATCGTGGTGATCTCGGGCGGTGCCGGGACAGGAAAGACCCACGTACTGGCCCGTCTCGCCAAGACCTTTCAGGAAGCTGGTCTGGAGGTGGCTCTGTGCTCTCCCACCGGCAAGGCGGCCAAACGCATTGAAGAGTCTCTCCGCAGCCAAGGGTTGAACTTGGGAGCCAGCACGATCCACCGGCTCCTGGCATACGACGGTCACGAGTTTCACCGCGACAGCCTGTCGCACATCCACGAGATCGTGGATGCCAACGGAGTCTGTCGCAAGGACGTGGGCTTCGACGTGATCATCGTCGACGAGTTCTCCATGGTGGACGTGTCGCTGATGGCCGAGTTACTCTCGCGCATCGACTTCGCACGGACGCGCTTGATCCTCGTCGGCGATCACAATCAACTGCCTCCCGTCGGACCGGGCAACGTGCTGCGCGACATCATCCAGCACAACCTGGTGCCCACCGTGGTCCTCAACGAGGTGGTCCGCCAAGCCGGTGTGCTCAAGACCAATAGCATGGCGGTGCTCTCCGGCGTGGTCGCCCCGACCGCCGTGAATGATCCCGCCTGGACCGTAATCGACGCGTTCCAGGACCCGCAGCAGATCCAGATCTATGTGCGGGACTTGGTGCTCGACAAGATACCCAACCGCCTGCAGTTGGACCCGATCAGCGACGTCCAGATCATCACGCCGACACACCTGGGACCGCTGGGCACCAAAGCAATTAACCACATGATGAAGCAGGTCTTACACGGCAACGTCGAGCGGAAGCTGGAGGTTGGCGACAAGGTCATCCAGACGGTTAACGACTACGAGCTGAACGTGATGAACGGAACCATCGGCCGTGTGACTGAATCCGAACCGGGTGCCGGAGGCGGCTATTGGATCGAGTTCGATGGTTGCGGATTGCGGCACATCAAGGACGAGCAAGTGCTCAGCGTGCAGCTCGCGTACGCCCTGACCGCCCACAAGGCCCAAGGCAGCGAATTCCCGTGTGTCGTCGTCCTCTGCCACAAATCGCACTTCTTCGCCGATCGCAACTGGCTCTACACGGCCGTCACGCGGGCCTCGCAGTACTGCATTCTGCTCGGAGATCGCTGGGGCCTGCGGAACGCCGCCAAGAAGAACCACACGATCCAGCGGCGGACGTTCCTGAGCCTGTGGGCGGGCGGCGAAACCGCAGGCACGCTTCACGGCGTCGAGGAGGCTCCCTCACCGGATGAGGTTCCACATCAGGAGAGCAGACTGTGAGTGAAACCGTAACCACGTTTTCCACCGGCGCCGTGCGCAGTGCAGATGCGGCGAGTGTCCGCTACGACCTGATCACACCGATTGGGCTGCGCCGCTTGGCGGAAACCTGTGCCGAAGGTGCCCGCAAGTACGGTGACTTCAACTGGCAGAAGGGCATCCCCGCCAGCCAGATGCTGAACCACGCCATTCGGCACATCTACCTGTGGTTGCAGGGAGACGAACAGGAGGACCACCTGGCCCACGCGGCCTGGAACATCCTGGGCGTGTGCCACTTTGAGGAAGTGATGCCGGAAATGATCGACGTACCGGCACGACATGCGGAGAGAACTGATGGTTGAGAAGCTGACTCCACACAATGCGGCGAGCCTGATTCCGATGATGGCGGATTCGGAATACCAGGCACTCAAAGCCGACATCGCGGCCCACGGACAGCGGGAGCCAATCGATCTTCACAACGGCCAGATCCTTGACGGTCGTCACCGCTACCGGGCGTGCCTCGAATTATCCATCGAGCCGAAGACCAGATCTTGGGACGGGAATGGTTCCGTGGTGGATTTCGTGGTCTCCCAGAATCTGCATCGGCGACACCTCACTGCCAGCCAGCGGGCCGCCGTGGCGGTCCAGGCGGATGCGATGAGAGTGGCCGAGCAGAGAGCCGTAGATCGAAAGCGGGAGGCCGGAGAGACGGCCGGACGGGTTTCAGGAGACTCTCGCAGGTCCAACACGAAGGTTGAGGCAAGATTGCCTCAACCTTCGCGGAGGCCACAGGTGCGTGACGAGATAGCCGACCAATTCGGGACCAGCCCGCGCTACATCCAGGATGCCAAGACCTTAAGAGAAGCCGCTCCGGAACTGCTCGATGAGGTCACCAAGGGTGAGAGGACCCTTCCCCAGGCGAAACAGGAACTGCGTCGCCGACAGAAGAAGGAAGTACTGGCTGCACAGGCGAAGGACGCCGCCGACAGCGACGCCCGAATGCCAGTCTGGGAAATCCGCAACGCGGAATGCGAGGCCATTCTGCCGGATCTGCCGGAGCGGGCCAGACTCATCATTGCCGACCCGCCCTACAACATCGGCGTTAACTATGGAGACGGGAAGATAGCGGACAGGCTTCCGGATGACCATTACCTGGAATGGGTCAACGAGTGGTTGGAGGCGTGCAGAGATGCCCTGACGCCGGATGGCTCGCTCTGGGTCTTGATCGGGGACGAATACGCGGGCGAATACGCCGTCACGCTGAAGCGGCTGGGCTTGACGATCCGCTCGTGGATCAAGTGGTTCGAGTCATTCGGCGTCAATTGCAGCCGCAACTTCAACCGCTGCTCTCGGCATTTGTTCTACTGCGTCCGCGATCCGAAGAACTTCGTCTTCCACGAAGATGCCGTTACGCGACCCTCCGATCGGCAGACCAAGTACGCCGACAAGCGGGCCGCGCCTCAGGGCAAGCTCTGGGACAACGTCTGGGGGATCGAGCCGGCGATTCCGAGGTTAACGGGGACCTGCAAGGAGCGAGTCCCCGATTTCCCGACGCAGCTGCCGCTGGCGTTGGTCACACCCATCGTGCTGTGTGCGAGCGATCCTAGGGATCTGGTAATCGATCCCTTCAGCGGTTCCGGGACCACCGGAGTGGCTGCCATCCAGAATGGCCGCCGCTACCTCGGTATCGAACGATCCGAGGCGTTTGCGAAGCTGTCCGAGCTGAGGCTGAAAGGGGTCTGCCATGCCTGATGTGACGTTCATCGCTTGCGGCCACTGTGCGGCCGAGGGGGAGGTCGCGCTGCCTCCCCACGGGGCCCCAGGACCACTGGTCTGCACGCACTGCGGCGCCCTGATCAGCATGATCAGCGTCGAGCCATGGCAGGGATACATTGAACGGCGGGTGGCGCAGTATGCCGAATGCCAGCGATCCGGACGGCTGGGGAGCAGGAAGCAGTCGTTTGGCCAGTCCGACCAGAGCATCGACCGCGATGGCCGGGAAGCCGAGCTGGCCGCCTGCCTGCTCTTGTGTCCGGGACAACGCCACCATTGGCAGACAGCCGAGGGACCCAACCGGGGCAATGACCTGCCCGCTGAGTGGACGCTGCTGCCCAGACCCGTGGAAGTCAAGCAGACCCGCTACTGCGACGATCGTCGCGGTTGTCTCATCGTCCGCCCGCCACGAGGCACGCCCGGCCCGATGCGGCCCGAGTACGTCGACGACTGCCTGTACGTGCTCATGCACGGCCAGCGGGGGCTGTTCACGCTGTTGGGCTGGACGGACCGTGCGCATCTGTTGAGCGTCGGCGAGCTGAACCCAATTCCTGTTCGGCCCGGACAACGGGAGTGTTGGGGAATGCATTGGATGCAGCTGCGAAGTCCGAGTTCGCTATTGGAGATCCTGCCGCGGTAGCCACGGAGGTGTTCTGGATGGTCAACGCCCAGCGAGGGAATCTGGACGCGGTGTTCCGCAATGCTCCGGCCTGCCTGCGCGATCGCCGGCAGTGGGTGGCGTGGAAGTACGTGGAGCGCGACGGGAAGCCAACGAAAGCGCCCGTCAATCCGCTCACAGGCGGACTGGCCGACTCCACGGACCCGGCGACGTGGGGCTCATTTGATGAAGCGGTCGCGGCGTGGCAGCAATCGTCCGAACTGGCCGGTATCGGCTTCGTCTTCTCCCAGGACGATCCGTACTGCGGCGTGGACCTCGACGATGCGCTGGATCCGGCCAGTCGAGAGATCAAAGGCTGGGGCGTGGCGATCATCGATCGCCTGGCCAGTTACACCGAGGTCAGTCCGTCTGGGACTGGCGTCAAAGCGTTCATCAAGGCCACCAAGCCCGGCTCCCGCTGCCGCAAGGCGTACGCGGACGGCGAAGTTGAGATCTACGACCGCGACCGCTTCTTCACGGTGACGGGACTCCGACTGACCGACATGCCACCCGACGTGGAGTTGCGGCAGGAGGAATTGGAATCCGTCTACGTCGCGGTGTTCGGCGAGGACGGCAAGAGCGGGATACAGGCCGCGGCACCGTCCAGTCCTCCCTCCGACAGCGGGCCCGTGCAGCTTGATGATGACGAGATCATCCGGTTGGCGTCCAGCCAACGGCGCAGCGGCCAGAAATTCGCCACGCTGTGGGCCGGCAACTGGAATGCCCACTTCAATTCGGCCAGTGAGGCCGATTCCTCGGTCGTTTTCACCCTGGCGTTCTACACGAAGGACGCGGCGCAAATCGACCGGCTGTTTCGGCAGTCAGGACTGATGCGCCCCAAATGGGACGAATTGCACGGCGAGCAGACGTACGGCGAGACGACCATTGCCAAGGCACTCGCCAAAGTCACGAAACAGTACTCACCGAAACGCAAACGCAAATCCTGTCGCCCATCGCCACCGCCGCCCAAGAATCCCGGCCTGCCCTCTATCGTTATTGACGACACACAGCTCAACGAGCTTACGGACAAAGCGCTGGCCGCCGTCATCCACGCCAACACTCCGCCACGCGTGTTCGTGCGTGCCGGGAACCTGGCTCGGGTGGTACGCGACGAGAACGGACTACCCAAGATCGAGCCGTTCGACCGCGTGCGCATGCGCTGTCGACTGTCGGAGGTCGCCAATTTCTTCACGCTCCGCAAAGGCGAGGGCGGCTACGAGCAAGTCGGCACCAATCCGCCGTTGTCGTTGGCCGAAAATGTTCTCGCGCAGACTGCCTGGAACCTCCCACCGCTGGCCGGCTTGGCACGGGCGCCTATTCTGCGACACGATGGGACCATTTGCACGCAGCCAGGCTACGATCCGGTGTCGCGGCTCGTATACAGCCCCGACCCGAATCTTGTGCTCACGGCCATTCCACCATTCCCGACCACGGATGAGGTTCAGGCCTGCGTCGATATCCTACTGAATGTCATTCGCGATTTTCCGTTCGCCGACGACGCCAGCCGCGCTAACGCGTTGGCCATTCTGTTCACGCTGCTCATGAGGCCTGTGCTCACAGGGTGCGTGCCGTTGGCCATTATTGACGCCCCCGTCCAGGGAACGGGCAAGAGCCTGCTCGTCACGTCGCTGGCGACCATTGCAGTCGGTAACGTGCCCAGCGAGTCGATTCCCACGCGAGACAACGACGAGGAATGGCGGAAGAAGATCACATCGATCCTTTTGTACGCATCGCCCTTCGTGCATCTCGATAACATCCCGGACAACACGACCATCAACTCGCCGTCGCTCGCTGCCGCGCTCACCACGGCCGAATGGTCGGATCGCATCCTGGGTCGCAGCGAGATCATTTGCTTGCCGTCGCGCTCCGTGTGGGCCGCCACGGGCAATAACCTGCGTGTGACGGGAGACTTGCCCAGACGCAGCTACAGCATCCGTCTTGACGCCAACGAGGAACGACCCTGGACTCGCACAGGGTTCAAGATCAAGGACCTGAAGTCGTATGTCCCCGCGCACCGCGGCAACTTGCTCTCTGCCGCGCTCACCATCATTCGGGGCTGGTACACCAACGGGAAGCCGATCATCGACGTGCCCGCTCTCGGCAGCTTTGAACAGTGGGCCAGCACCGTAGGGAGCGTATTGGCGTTCGCCGGAGTCGAAGGCTTTCTCTCCAACCTCGAGCGGACTCAGTTGATCCAGGACGACGACACGTCGCAGTGGACCGCGTTCTTTGACGTCTGGTGGGACCGCTTCGGCGAGGAAGAAGTAACAGCAGATAGGCTGGCGCGCCTGATCCTGCCGCGCAAGGACGCCTCGGACACTGCCCCCAGCGACCCACTCGTTGAGTCACTACCTGAACCTCTGCTCGTCAACAGGGATCGGGGTGAAGGTTCGCTGAAGCGGTCCATCGGTAGAAACCTGTCGCGACTTACAGGACGGATCTTCGAGCGCCGGAAGCTCTGCGCGGCCGGTGAGGAGAAGAAGCGGCATGTCCGGAAATGGCGATTGAAACCCATGGTTTCAACGGCTGCAGACGAGCTGCCTACCGAGGAGTTTGTGTGAACTCGCCGCAAAGAAGGAGGCGCTCACGTGGTTCATTGTCCCTGGACTAGGTGCGTCCTTGTCGTCGAAAACGTAACCTCGCCGCGAAACCTGCGCCATATCAAGCACTTACGGAAATGGCGAGGTTTGGCGAGGTTATTTCCCTGCCAATACACACGCGAGAATGTACGCACGCAATAAGGACGAGCGCGCAAAAGCGCATATAGAAGTAGTAGGGAAATAACCTCCAGAAACCTCTAACCTCGCCACGGAATGCCTGCGCTCGAAAACTCCCGGACGTGTCCGTCGACCGTTTTGCAGTTAATCCAACCCCGGAGATCCCACGCATGTATGCTCACGAACGTACGATGCTCGCCCGACTCGGCTTCGCCGATCCCGATCGCCGTGAACATTTGCACGACCTTGCCTGCCAGTATCTGGCAACGCCCGATGCGGTGCGACGGTTGATCACACATCTTGGTGTCGAGCGCGGGCCCACGCAGCACATGGAGGGGCAAGATCCTCAAGTGCGTTCGCTGGTTTCATGGGAAGTGCCATCCCACTTTGTGAATCATGAGGTCGAAATCTCAAAGGGTCATGGCGAGTACCGCACAACCATCGGCTTTGCGGATCTCGTTCTTACTCTAAACCGCTGGGAACGACATGTGAACGTTGAGCAGCGGAAACAGTTGTGGAGAAACGGCAATCGCCGGCAGGAGTGGTCCGATTGGGAGTCCCATCCCGATATCACGTATCGCATGCGAGCACAGTATGGCGTGGAGGTGAAGATCACTCCAACACCCACCAGTGACGTGATTCGCCAGGTGAAGCTCTACCGCTCGTATTCCGGAATCGACAACTGGATTGTGGCCACCGCCTACGGCCTGGTCTTCCACGATGTGGCTCTCTTGGAGAATGAAAAGATCGGCCACATCCGGCTCGGCGAGCGATTTCAAGAGTACGTCGCCATGCGGCAGGCCGCTGAACTGGAAACAGGCGTGGAGATCTGAGTGCTGTCGTTCGCTTCACTCTCCCGCCGCGTTCGCCCGTGGCGAGGCGCGACTACCGGGCGGGGAGGCGGCACGATCTGACTCGCGGCAGAACTGCCCTCCATTTGACCAAACCCAGGAGCACCAACCCGTGACCGAACTGACCAAACCCGTGTCCCGCAAAGTGCACCTGCGTGGCAAAGGCGATTTCGTGGTCACGCTGACAACCGTCGGCGTGTCTATCCGGAAGGCACGCAAGCGGAAGACCGTCACGTTGTCCTATGACCAACTGGCGCTTCGCGCACTGGAACAGGGAGGCTGGCTACTCAACGACCAGGAATGGAGCGATCCGTTGACGACACTCGGCAAGCTGCGCCGGCTTCGCAGCACGATGCGTGAGGATCGCACGTGACGCGCCGGGCGGGAACGAAACAGCTTTGACTCACCGTATGGCCCACGTGGCAGCAGGGACCGGCACTACGGAGCACTGATGGAGTGACGCAGCAATTCAGAATACAGCGAGTTTCCGTGAACGCGATCTGTCAGGGGGATTTCGTCATCCTGATTGACTGCCATGGTCAGCGATTATCCAGCCGAAAGCGACGTTCAGACATCGAGTGCGAGTTGGGTGCGTCCATCGCCGGCCAATGGGCTTGGCGCTTGGCTGTTCGACGAATGAAGGACCGATTTACAGGTCGATGCACTCTTCGCCAGAAGACACCTTGGCAGGCAAAGGCGGACAACTTGGCCTCGTCGTTTCGCATACGAGCACGTTTCTTCCATTCCAACAAGGCCCGGAGTCGCCAACGATTCGAACGCTATTCGACAAGCACATGGGAGGCCGCGAGCAAGCGACTGTGGGAGCAGGGCCACAATCGCTTTCGCAGGCATAGGCGCGGTGGATGGGTCCGCTGGGCACATACCGTAGCCAACAACCATAACAAGAAGCAGGGAGGTCGATATGCCAACGCCCGCTACCGTGACCGCCAAGATGATCATGGAACTAATTGAGCGTCAGGAGTTCCGCTGTGCCCTCAGTGGCCGCCTGCTAACACCTGAAACGGCCTCGCTCGATCACCGAATTCCGCTTTCACGCGGCGGCACGCATCAACTCGGCAATTTGTGGGTCGTCGACCATCAAGTCAACGCAGCGAAGGGCTCGCTAACAGTCGATGAGTTCGTGGCGATCTGTCGCGAGGTCACTACCCGTCAGGCGGTATGCTCCCAAACCGAAGTCGCGTAGGTACTTGGCGGAAAAGTGGTATCTCGAAATGCCCGGCGGGAACAGTTGCGGAAGTAAGGACAGTTTGTTGCGTGGGTCAGAACCACCCTTTTTGAGGAGATTTCGGTATGTCGCAAGATTCGTCCCATGATGATCGCCGCGAGGCACGCATGCAATTCTGGAAGACCGTTGTGGTGCCAGCCGCCCGGGGACTGGAGAGATTCCTGTGGAACGCGCTGTGGTTCGCGTTCTTCGTCACGATCGTGTTCTACATCCTGGAGCGAGCGAAATGACCAGCAACGGATCCGCAGTCACCGAGTCTGTCACGGAGGGTTACCCAATGCCGGACTTCATTACTTTGCCCGACAAACGGATCTGCCTGTTCTGCAACACGCGGCCCAAGGTGGGCAACGATGACTTGTGTCAGGCGTGCGCCGAGCGCTGGCTCGTGCCAACGATGCCGCGCCGCACTCGCCGGTCCCGCAAGCCTCGTCTCACGAAGACGGAAGAAGACATGACGATCCAGGCCCGCACGTCGAGTCGCAACGACACTGCGGACAACGATCCGTCGTGATCGGGATCGATTGGCCATTTGGAACATCAGGCCGGGGTGGAATCCCGGCGACAACAACGAGGAGAACGGAATCGTGAAAGTCGAACAATGGGACATCGATCGCGTCAAACCGTATCCGGGAAACCCGCGCCGCAACGAGGCGGCGATCGAGCCGGTGTCGCGGTCGATTCAGGAATGGGGCTTTCGGCAGCCGCTGGTCGTCGAACCAGACGGCACGATCGTCGTGGGGCACACGCGCTGGTTGGCAGCCAAGAAGCTGGGGCTGAAGAAGGTGCCCGTGCATGTGGCGAAGGACCTCACACCGGAGCAGATCAAGGCCTACCGCCTGGCCGACAATCGTCTGGCCGAGATCGCCACATGGGACGCCGAGTTGCTGCCGATCGAACTGGCCGAACTGCAGGGCCTGGACTACGACCTGAGCCTGCTGGGTTTTGACCAGGAAGACCTGGCCAAGCTCCTGGACCCCGGCGTGAAGGATGGCTTGTGCGATCCCGATGAGGTCCCCGAACCGCCCGATGAAGCCATCACGCAGCCGGGCGACCTGTGGATACTGGGCGAGCACCGGTTGCTGTGTGGCGACTCGGGGAGTGCCGCTGACGTGGATCGCCTGTTGAATGGTGCCGAGGTGCACCTTGTGAACACGGATCCTCCTTACGGAGTCCGCGTCGAACCGCGGAGCAACAACGCCATCGCGGCCGGGCTCAGTTCCTTCCAAGGCACGAAGCATCACCAGAAGTTCGACGTCGAGCGGCATCCGGAGAAAGCGAAGCCAACGGGGAAGAAGCTGCGTGCCAAGGATCGGCCGCTGGTCAATGACTTTGTCAGTGACGAAGAGTTCGATCGCTTGCTGCACGCATGGTTCGGCAACCTGGCGCGCGTGTTGCTACCAGGCCGAAGCTTTTACATCTGGGGAGGTTACGCGAACCTCGGGAATTATCCGCCCGTCTTGAAGGCCCACAAACTCTATTTCTCGCAAGGGGTTGTGTGGGACAAATGCCATCCGGTGTTGACGAGAAAAGACTTCATGGGCGCGTTTGAAATTGCGTTTTACGGTTGGAGAGAAGGGGCCGCTCACCGGTTCTACGGACCCAACAATGTGACTGACCTATGGCAAGTGAAGAAAATCCCGCCTCAGAAGCTCGAGCATCTGACGGGCAAGCCGGCCGAACTGGCCGTCCGTGCGCTGCAGTACTCGTCGGTCCAAGGCGAGAACGTACTGGACCTGTTTGGCGGAAGTGGATCCACGTTGATTGGCGCCGAGCAAACTGGCCGTCGTGGCTTTCTCATGGAGATTGACCCGCTCTACGCGGACATCATCGCGGATCGCTTCCAGCGGTTCACCGGCAAGCCGGCCGTGCTGGAGCGCACGGGTGAATCGCCGATTCCCATGAAGCCGCGCGAGGAACACATGCGATGACGCTGAAGTCGCGTACGACTGCAATCGAGAACTTCCGCCGTGCGTCGTTTACGGACTGCCAGCCCTATTTCTTCAGTCGGCGAGCCGTTGCAGTCATTTCCACGGCAGGCGACTTTGCTTTGAAGGCAAATGAGTCCGCGCCGGTCTTTTCCAACCGGATGGTT